TATAACTATTTCTTTATATTGCTGAATTTATAAAAACTCACAGACATTAGCTGTATTAATTCCGAATTGAAATAATCAGCCATATAGAATAAAAATAAAGCATAACAATAATAATCTTCTACCCAATCAGTACATTACTGCTGTGACTCCAACACGGCAGTTTTTTTATTGAACAGATTCCAGTTTCTTCCACCATCGCACCGGACGGGCGACCATGAGGGGAGAACGCCGCGCTCCGTTTACGCGGTAAACCCCGGTGTGTATCGTTTTTGATTATCCCCGCACACTCTCGCAGAGGAGTCTCCCTGTCGGGCTGCGGTCTCTGTTAATGCAGGAATACGGCGACGATACGGCGCATCAGCAAAACTTAGTTCAGGCACTGAGTGCGGATATAGTCCTGTGCCCCTTCCAGCTGCTTCTGCATTGTCATCAACCGTTCTCTGAGGATGAAATAATCCCGTTCAGCGGTGTCTGCCAGTCGGGGGCCGGTTGCATTATCCACGCCGGAGGTGCCGGTGGCTTCACGCACGGTACCGGAGCAGGTGGCGTTGATCCGCAGGCGCTTACGACCAGCGGCAACATCAGCACGCAGAGTTTCATTTTCAGCTCTCGCATCGGCTAACTCCCTCGAGTATTTTGCATCGAGCGCAGCAACATCACGCTGGCGCACCTGCATGTCAGTAATGGTGGCATTCGCCTGTTCCAGCTCTCTGGCTTTTTTATCGCGCTGCGCTTTGTAGGTGAGCGCGTTGTCACGGTAATGGTTTGTTGCCAGCCACAGCGCACCACAGCCAACCGCCAGGACAATAATCACCACACACAGAACACGGTTCATCTCTCTTTCACCCCACCAGTCCCGATAACGTCAGGACTCGCCAGGCGGTGGAAAAGAAAATGGCAACCAGCATGACTAAAAATGAAATGCCGACAAGTACACAGAGGCTCTTCACCAGCGTTATGAGTTTATCTGATATCATTAGCCACCCCATCAATCCGCCTTTGTTATTTTCCCTTTGCCTGTATCAGCCAGGACAAAATCAATCAGCATATTCGCTTCATTTACCAGCGTACGGATTTTTGATACATGCGCGGCTTTAACCTGTTTCCACTCATTCAGCCCGGTAGCAAACACACTGGCAATGTTTTTATCCCGTTTCATGTCAGCACAAGCCTGGTTGAGTTCTTCCATCACGCTCATTTTACGGGGATTAACGACAAAACCCTTCGTCCAGTACTCGTAAAGAACATCGTCGCACTCTTCCTGATACCGGATGACCTTATCGCGGATTTCGGGTTTTACTTTGTTGGGATTAATGGTTTGTAGCCAGCCGGCAAGTTTTCGAAGTGGCATGGACACCATATTGCGTTGTTTCCCATCCTCAGCAACCATAACGATTTCCGTTATAGTTGACGCAAAACGCTGTCTTAACTTAGCCAACTGTGATTGCCAGGCCAGCCCCATCCCCGCAACGACAGGTTTCATGGGAACGTATGGTTCGCCATTATGGTTAACTACATAAAGAGAGTTGCCGTGAAACGGCACGGCCATCATATTCATCGGTTATTTCCTTTTAGTGATGAACCTTGTCTCACAGGAATCCAGCCCACAGAAAGGCACCGACAGCCAAACCGGTATCCTCAAGGGTCATCCTGAAAGGTTCTGTGTTGTGAGATGCGCGTGAGATGCGCAGAAATGACAAAGGCATCATTACGGTGCCTGAGTGTTAAACAACTGTTTTGACTTTATTCACTTACATTTTGCCAATTTGCAGGATTTCGTGTTATCAATCCATGTAAGCAAACCTCATTTTTCAGCAAAATATTCTGCTTATCTGTCGATTCCCCAGCACGCCAGCGCGCTCTCCTGGTCACGACGGGATACCTGACCGTAACAGTTATTTGAGCGAATACGGCAGTCCCTGCCACCGTCCTTAATCCACCAGCGAATCGCTTCGCAGGCACCTTTTCGATCACCTGCATTAATTCGTCTGTAAAACGTCGACGGGAAACACTTACCGGGACCAATGTTGTACGGACAGAATGACGCGATCCCCGCTTTCTGGGGTTCGGTCAGCGGCACTTTGATGTTTTTCTCCACCCATGCCAGCGCCTTATCACGCTCAATGGCGTTAACCTGGTCGCATTTTTCCTTCGACAACTTCATGCCCGGGACGACAGGTTTACCATCCACCAGGATGGCACCGCGGCAGATGGTCCAGATACCCGTACCATCACGGTATGCTGTGGTGTGGTTACCTTCCTTTTCATCCAGAAACTGGTCGAGGATTTCAGGCGCAGACGCCCCTGCACCAATCAGCGCCAGAACGGCAGCCGACAGGCCGTATCTGATTTTTGCGTTCATGGATATTTATCAGGATTTATCGATTTCAAATCCCTGGATATGTTAAGTCTTCAGGCCAGCGGTGGAGTCTTCAGAGAACCCGTAATTATTCCCGGTAGTTTTCCTCTGTAGGTTATCAACACATCCTGCGCCTCTAAAATGATGGGCCGCTTTTCCGGCAACGGACCATCCCCTTCACATAACCCGGCAGCAACATCCATGAAAAACTGCTTCGCCTGCTTTTTCGCCTCAGCTTCGTAAAACTCCAGCGTGGCACCTTCAGTACGGTCAAGACTAATCGCCACATCTGGCAACAACAGTGACGGATACCCACCAATTTCCAGTGCCACAGTAACAGTAATCTTATCCGGGTAATTATTTATCCCTTTAACAACCAGTTCGTATTTTTTCTTCATCGCTTTACTCTCCCCGCGCCGCCTTACGCTTATCTTCTTTAATCTTGAAATAAAGGTTTGTCAGATACGTCAGCAGGCCAAACAGCAGACTCCCCAGCACACCTATCGCCACCCACTGGGACGGAGAGACTTTGTCCAGCAGCTGCAGTAACCAGTATCCCGTCCCCACCGCTGACGTGGTGTATGACACACCCGTTGTGATTTTTCCATCTGATGTATGTCTCCGTCACCGCCGACAGAAAATGAAAGTAAAGAAAAACAAAAAAGCCGCCAGTGTCACCCACTGACGGCCAACTCCGGGAGCCGTGATTATGGCATTCAGGCTCTGCTAAAAATGCCAGATAACATTCCGGCCACCCCCTGATTCAGGTTATAAATGACACAATATCTTGACAACACCCGTCACTGTCTGTCAGAAAATATACCGCCAGGCATAAGTATCATGTGAAATCCAACTATCCTTCTGAGCCAGCACCTCTCCACCGAAAGTCAGTGCTGGCTGTTTTTTTCCTTAATAAAGCATCTGTAACTGAAACAATCCGCATATTGATAATATATTGACAGGCATCATTGCTGTCTGTGAAAAATAAGTCTCTACAAACATATAAGGCCTTTTAGCCAGCGTCTTCTTTCAGGTCAGTCGCTGGCTCTTTTTTTATTATGCTGCCGGTGCATTTATCTCCAGCACCAGACTTTCTATCTCAACGCCATACGCTGCATTTTTTGTAACATCCGTCAGCGTCAGCGCATTCAGTCCCAGTGTCAGACTGTCTTTTATAACCTGGAATGCCGGGCCAGCCACTCCATTCAGTTTCGGAGTAACCGTGGCACTGCCGGCGGTGAACACCAGCTCCAGCGTCTGCCAGTCGTTACCGTAATCGCCGAACTCCCCCAGCTTCGTGTTTCCGGCTTTCCTGTGATGCATCAGATTCACTCTGCCGTCAGTGGTCTGAGTGAAGTACGACATCAGGAACGGATTACCGGTACCCGTCATCGCCACACCATCAGGAACGGGAGCATCCGTATACAGATAAATCCCCAGCCCGAACTGATTGTTGGTCAGCGCGCCTGACAGGCGGAACTTACAGGTCAGTCTGCCGCCCTGTGTCAGCAGGGTAATTGCGTCATCCACCGGATGCGTCAGGGACCAGGTTTTATGCTCTGCTTGGTGATCTTAAATACACCATCTGACAACTGAATTCCGCCATCCTTAATGCTCCAGCCCTGCGCAGCAGCCTCTCCGGCTGCCGGCAGCAGGGAGATTGTGCGAACGGACGTATCTGCAGACGGACCCGATGGCGTGTTGCCGCCGGGCGAGGGTTTGATTTCCGGTGCCTTACCACTGATGAAGGCTGAGGTGCGCCCGGCTGCGTTCAGAATAGCGGTTGCCAGACGATCCGGAATAATGCTCCTGCGCGCCCATGAACTGAAATGTGTCGGGCGGTTTGATGATACCTGGTTTCCATTCGTTCTCGATGCCGCACCGTAATATCCTGATGCCGGAATACCCGGATCTTCTGCCGGCGCGTTAGTGGCGGTATTGACGCCGTTACCGTCTGTCATGAAGGGCACAAAATAAACGCCCTCACTCTCCCTGTTTTTATACCCGCCGTACACGGTGTCGTACTGGGTAGCGTATGTATTTTTCCAGTAATACGTCGTGTCACCACAAATCCACGGCACATCTGCAGCACTGCCACCATGGCACTGCGCGTTAAACACGGAGAGGTCAGCACGAAACTGTGCCAGCATGGCTGTAAACAGCGCAGGTTGCTGTGCGTGGGTGGCGGCGCTCATGTCAAACTCTCCCTGCATCCAGCACACCGCCAGCAACACATTTTTCGGGTTCTTCTGTAATGCAGCTTTAGTGCGCGCAATCAGGTCCTGATATAACGGTTTACCCACACCCCAGCGCGCCGAATCCTGGCTGGCCCCCGCGTCCGCACTGAATGTCCCCTCCGCGCCCTGGGTGAATGCCGAACCACCACGACAGCATGGTACCAGCAGGATCCCCGCGTTATTCGGGATATACGGAAGCAGTTTTTTGGCAATATGTAAACCCTGGCCGACACAGCCGTACTGCCCTTTGCTCAGGTCAGCCCTCGGATGATTCAGCGTACTCATATCCTGCACATCATGCAGACAGTGGTCAGCCGGAATAATATCGTTATATCTGCAGGCAGCCCCGCCCGGCGTAACTGTACTGCGGCGCGCCAGCTGTTTAATGCGCGGATCCGGAGCATCGTATGAATCCGGCAGCGGAAGCCCTTCACCGTAAGCCATGGCATTGGACTGCCCGGCCAGTACGATGACGTAGTACCAATCCGGCTCAGATGAAGGGCCGACCTGTGGCTCTCCTTCAATAGCCACCGCCTGCATCAGTGTGTACGGCGTAATGGCAACCGGTCCGCCGTATGGCTGCCAGCCCTCTTTCAGTTTGTGTGTCAGCTTTTCCGCAAGGTCTGACGGCGACGCCGCCCTGACAACATCATAATGTTTAAATGTCATTATTCCTCCCGGCCGGGATAGTGTATTAAATCAGATATGGAGTGGGCTGTAGTCCGGAAGCCTGAATGACACACGGGGACTACAGCCCAAGAAATGAAAAAAGGCCACGCAGTTGCGCAGCCTGA